AAATGGTCGCAACGAAGATAACAAGGCAGCTGATTATGCTGCTCTTGCAACAGAGCGTGGGTATCAACCGACACAAAAGTTGAAGGTTGAGCCCATGACTCTTAAAGCGTTAGTCCGTGAGCGTATAGAGGCAGGTAAAGAAATGCCAACGGAAATTTTCAACATTTTTGTTGGAAATAAGACTACAATAAAAAGGAAACAATAACTATGAACCAAGTAGCAACGAAAAAAGAAGGAGCATTGGCAACAAATTTATTTGAAGCTGATGCAAATCAAGGGGCTCAAAACATATCGCAAGAAGATCTTGCGTTACCTTTCTTAAAAGTTTTGGGACAATTATCTCCAGAGGTTAACAAGACTCATGGAAAATATGTCGAAGGCGCAGAGCCTGGCAAGATAATTAATACTGTTACTAATGAACTGTATAGCAATATAAGTGTTATACCGGTCTTCTATAAAAGACAATATATAGAATGGCAAGATCGTGGACAAAGCACAGGAGCACCTGTTGCAATTCACGAAGCAGATAGTGATATTGTGAGTACAACTACTCGTGATAAATCATACAAAGATAGATTACCTAATGGTAACTATTTAGAAAATACTGCTAGTCATTTTGTTATATTAATGGGTGACAGTCCAACCACAGCTTTAATTTCAATGAAAGCTACTCAATTAAAAGTGAGTAGAAAATGGAATTCAATGATGATGGGTATTAAAATGCAGGGTAAGAACGGTTTATTTACACCGCCAACTTACAGCCACATTTACAATCTAAAGACTGTACAGATGTCTAATGACAAAGGTACATGGTTTGGATGGGATGTAGCAAAAGTGGGTCCTGTAACTGACAAATCTATCTATGATATAGCTAAAAATTTTGCTGAGCGAGTAGGCAAAGGTGAAGTTCAAGCTAAACATGGATCAGAGGAAACAAGTAGTAACCCATACTAAAGAATCCTAGGTAGTGGGCGTCTAAGCGAGAGTGGATACGCCCACTTTTAAATTTTATGTCGGTAGAAAATTTTAAAAATATATTCCAAGGATTAGAACGTGCACGAGGTGTCACATATGTGGACAAGAAGGGCGCGGACGGAGAGAAGATAAAGGGTAAATCTTTTATCTTAAGAGAAAGAGTTACAGAAGATCTTTGGTTAAAACACTTACAAGGGACTGAACCTAGTCTTGGTATTATCCCTATTAATGATGAAAACAAATGCAGATGGGGATGTATAGATATAGATTCTTACGCAGGGTTTGATCATAAAAAATTAATTAACAAAATTAAATTATTAAAATTACCACTTATAGTATTTAGATCTAAATCTGGTGGTGCTCACGTATTTATATTTACAACTGTACCTGTTGAGGCAAAATTAGTAAGAGATAAACTTTTATCTATTAGTGCAGTATTGGGCTATGGTGGATCAGAAGTATTTCCAAAACAAATAGAATTAAAATCAGAAGAAGATACAGGAAATTTCTTAAACTTACCATACTTTAATGGTGATGATACAACAAGATATTCCTTTGATCACGATGGTCAAGCTGCTAATCTAGAAACTTTTTATTTACTCTATAATGAACAAGTTCAAACACCAGAACAATTAGAAAAATTAAAAGTAAAAAGACCAGAATCAGAATTTAGTGATGGACCCCCATGCATAGAATCTTTAACACAAACCAAACTAGAGGATGGTAGAGATAGGGTTATTTATCAATTCATACAATACGCCAAAAGAAAATGGCCAGAAGACTGGGCTAAAAAAATAAATCAATTTAATTATTCGTACTTCAGCACACCATTAGAAGACAAGGTTATTCAAGATAAAATAAAATTTCACAGCAAAAAAGATTTAGGTTTTAAATGTAATGAAGAACCAATGTGTAATCATTGTGACAAATCATTATGCAAAACTAGAAAGTTTGGAATCAGCGGAGAATCCGTTTTTCCTGCATTAACAGATTTACAAAAAGTAGAATTAGACCAACCATACTATTGGGTCAATGTAGATGGTATGAGAGTTAGATTAGATAATATAGATTATTTAATGGAGCAAAGATTATTTAGAAAGACAGTTACAGAACAAATTAATAGAAAGCCACCAAGAGTTACAGTAAAAGAATTTGAAAAGTATACAGATCTTTTATTAACAAATGTAGAATTGATACCAGCACCTGCAGGTTCATCTTTAATCGAGCAATTAAAATCTCATTTAGAAGAGTATTGCACTAATGATTCTGCAGCTACAACCAATAAGGAAGAAATATTTTTAGGAAATGTTTGGACATCAGAAAACAAACATCATTTTATATTTAATAAATTTTATTATGGTTATTTACAAAGAAGAAAATGGCCCGAGAAACATCAAACTACACAAGACTTATTGATACAACATTGCGATTGCAAAGACGATAGAATCTATGTTGGTAAGAAAAGACCAAGTGTTATGATAGTAAATGAATTTGATAAACCGGAAGATGTTTATAAACCAAAACAACTTAAATCAAAGGATGTGTTTTGAAAACTATTGTATTAGGACCACCAGGAACTGGCAAAACTCATACTCTTTTAAATAAAGTAGATGATTATTTAAAAGAAACTGATCCAGATAAAGTTGGTTACTTTGCATTTACAAAGAAAGCAGCTAATGAAGCAAAAGAAAGAGCAATTGATAAATTTAATTTTACTGAAGATGACCTTCCATACTTTAGAACTTTACACTCATTAGCCTTTAGAAGACTAGGTATTAATAAAGAAAATGTAATGCAACGTAGACACTATGAAGACCTGGGTAAAAAAATAAATATACAAATAGATTATAACGATTGGGACGAAGAAGAGACTGGACTCTTTACAACTAAAAGTGATTACCTGCGCATAATACATTTAGCTAAACTTAGAAACATAACTCTTGATCAACAATTTAATCTTAAAGAACACAATCAAAAATTAGAATATACAAAACTTAAAATTATAGCGAATGAATTAGAAAGATACAAAAAAGAATACGGTCTTATAGATTATAACGATATGATATTAGACTTTGTAAAGTCTGATAAGTCTCCAAAGTTTGATGTAGTGTTTATAGATGAAGCACAAGATTTATCTCGTATGCAATGGGATATGGTAGATAGTTTTAATACGAACGATTCTTTTATTGCAGGGGATGATGACCAGGCTATCTTTAGATGGGCTGGTGCAGATGTAGACTCTTTTATTACACAAACAGGAAAAATATTAAACCTAACTCAGTCAGTCAGAATTCCTAAAAAGATTCATGAGTATGCTATGAAAATTATTGAAAGAGTTTCACATAGATTACCTAAAAACTGGCAACCAAAAGCCCATGCAGGATCAATTACTAAACATTGGAACTTTGAAGATATTAATATGAAAGATGGTAATTGGTTAGTGTTAACTAGAACTAGACATCAACTTAAACCAATTGAAGATATATTAAAAGAGAAAGGATTATATTTTGAAAATAGATTTGGTAAATCGTACGAAAAACAAATTCAAGAAGCAGCAGCTAACTGGGAACATCTAAGACAAGGACAACTTATGCATGGAAAAGATATAGAAAAGATTGCACTCTACATGAGTAGTACCAACTGGGATAAGAAAAAACTTAAAGCTTTAGTTAAGGATTCATTTTATGGATTAGATGTGTTGCATAGAGACTATGGTCTAAAAACTAAAAAAATTTGGTATGAATGTTTTGATAATGCTGGATCACAAAGAGTTACATACATTAGAAAGATGAGAGCTAATGGTGAATCATTAAAAGAAGGTGCAAGAATAAAATTATCTACAATACATAGTGTTAAAGGCGGTGAAGAAGACAACGTTGTTATTCTTCCAGACTTAACACACAGCACACAACTAGCCTATGAACGTAATAGAGATGATGAGAATAGATTGTTCTATGTTGGTGCAACAAGGACCAAGGAACATTTACATATTGTAAGACCAAAAGATGAAAACAAATCATTTCCAATGGGGGACGTATGAAAGATAAAATATATAAAAAGCAGGTAGGCGGGGATCACTATAAATCTATGGTCATTCAACCATCAGAATTTATTAATAGAAATAATATTCCATTTGCTGAAGGCAATGCTATAAAATATTTGTGTAGGCACAAGCAGAAAAATCAAAAAGAAGATTTACTAAAAGCTAAACATTACATTGACATGGCCATTGATAGAGACTATCCTGAAGAAGTGAAAGAAGAAATAAAAAAGAAACCTAACTCATGGGGGATAAACAAATGATACAAAAACCTTTATTTGCACCACAAACAGAATGGTTACCACCAGATTCTTTTCCAGACTTATCTAAATATGATGAGATTGCAATTGACTTAGAAACTAAAGATCCAGATTTAATTAAAATGGGATCAGGTTCAGTCACTGGTAGAGGAGATGTTACAGGAATAGCTGTAGCTGTTCATGGATGGTCAGGCTATTATCCTATTGCTCACGAAGGTGGTGGCAACATGGATCGAC